CGTGACCAGCGCGCGGTCGGGCAGACGGATACGGAGGGTCGAGCCGATCTTCGCGCCTTCAACAGCGAAAGAATCGTCATACTGGCGGTTGACCGTGCGGGTCAGGACAAGATTATTCTCAAGGATTTCCAAAGCCTTGCGAGTAATCATGTCAATGGTAAGAAGCGAATTAGACATTCCTTATCTCCGGTTCTGCGCTTCCCACTTCTTGATCTGCCGCTGACGTTCCGCTTCAATCCATTCCGACGTTGACATTTCCTTTATGGACCGGGGGTCCGTCGTGTCTCGTCTCGGGCCAGAGTTCGACCGGGTTGCCGTGACAGGCGCAAGAGGCGCTGGCGCGGTTGATGTCCTTTTGACCGGCGGATTGTCGACCAGTTTGGCCTCAATCTTACCGATCTCTTTTGCCTGCAAGACGGGCGGCAGACGGAATATACGGCTGGCTTCTTTTGGGTTGGATCCGAGAAAATAGATGACCTCGGGGCCAATATCAGAAGCCTGAATAGCTTGAGCCATAACGTCCGAGACGGGTAGGTTGGGATTATACGCGACTTGCTCGAAGTCCTCGTATTTCTCCCTTACTTCCTCTTCACGGTCGCGATAGGACTCAATGATCTCGGCCTGTTGTTTTGCGGCCTCGCGCTGAGCCAACATCTCCCGAGCCTTCTGCTCCGCCAGCGCTTCCGCGTATTGGTGAGCCGACTCGAAATCGTTGGGATCCGCAGGAGGTGCGACAGGTTGTCTGACCTGTTGCTCCGCAAGCCTCTGGGCCTGCTCACGTTCCCATTTCCGCTGTTCTCTTGCAAGGCGCTTGCTTACAATGGCGTCCAGCTCTTCCTGAGTGAACGATTTTGTAGGCTGCTGTTCCTCCGGCGTCTCTACAGCGGTTTCCGGTGCTGCCGTGGCTTCCGGTTCCGGCGCGGGGCTGATCTCCGCTACAGCCTGTTCGTCTTCTGTCATTTACCTAGCTTTCCGGCCAGTCGGTTAAACAAAGTTACTCGTTTTCTTCCTGAACGTCAACGAACTTGGCCATTTCCTGAATCTTGGCCACGAGCGGGAGTGCTTCGCTGGCGACAGCGAGGCCGCCCGCCTTTGTTGCTATGTCCAGCAAGTTCACGAGTTTCTGTAGCTCTTCGAGCGTAAATTTCACGGGTTGCTCCATGGAAGTGGTGGACTTACAACCGGCGGATTGATCTGATTTTCAATCTGCTTGTCAAGCGCAACCACCTGCGCAGCCAGCAACTCAGGGCCGAAAGCATCTTCGAGCCAGCCCACAACCTGATCAAACGTCAGCTTTTCATACGGCGTAAAGGGTGCGTCAGGCGCGAGGGTGACGGACTGTGCGCCGTAGATACGGGCGGTATGCCCTTCGCCGTCCGACGCAAGCCGGTCCCAATGGATCACAAAGACAACGTCCGTGTGGTCGTCCTGTTGTGGGTAGCAGTCGAGTTGGCTGATTACCCATGTGTATGTGTTGCTCATTGTTTAGCCTCTAGTGCGGATACTTTGGCGGCGAGTTCCTGAAAAGCCTTGATGAGACGCGGTGTGATGCGTCCGTAATCGACACACCATAAGTCGCTCTGAGTCACAATTTCTGGCGCATACTCGTTTACTTCCTGTGCCACCACGCCATAGTCAGTGTGCGAACCGTTGGATTTCCAATCGAATTGTCGAACTGGCATGGATAGAATTGACTGTAGTGCGCTAGGAGCCTCAGCTATATTTTCCTTGAGGCTAATATCTGATGTTTGGTTATATGTTACCTCTGTCGTCGTAATCGAAATGCTACCAATGAATGATCCTTGCCTTCCAAACCAGAACAATCCGCCATCGCTGTTGTTTCTGTTCGCAAAGTAAGAATAGTCATCATTGCGAGACGCTGCGATAAAGGTTGTTGATAAAGCGATACCAACAGTTGTGTTCGATATTCCGGGTGAAGAGCTAGTCGTCCCAACCAGCAGGTTCCCGCTGCTGTCGATGCGGGCTGCGCTTGCGGGCGCTGCTCCGTCAACCAGAAATGCGTCGGTGCTGCCAGCCGTTCCTGCGCCCTTAACGCGGAAGGTGCCGCTACTGTCGATGCGGGCGCTTTCAACGCCGCCCTCAACGAACCCAATCGTATCAGCAGCCGGGAAATAAATGCCTGTGTTGGTGTCGCCGGTCGTCGTAATGGACGGCGCGCCAACGGTGCCTGCGGGGAAGATGGCCGAGGTCGTGAACGTAGGCGACGTGCCAAACACAAGCGCGCCCGTGCCGGTCTCGTCGGTCACAGCGGCGGCGAGGTTAGCGGATGACGGCGTGCCGAGGAACGTCGCGATCCCTGCGCCAAAACTAGAGATCCCCGTGCCTCCAGACGCGACGCCGAGCGGCGACGTAAGAGTAAGGCTCGACGCCGACATCGCCCGGCCTGCCGTCACATCGGCAATGGTCAGTTTCTTGGTGGTGCCGGATTGGACGATAGGCAGGACTTCCGTGCCAGCTACCGGGGTCGTAGCAGCGGGAAGGGCGGAGATCTTTACGTCGGCCATTTATCTATCCTCAGAAGGACGCAACGCGGTCCTGAAATGCCTTGATGCGGCTCTCCAACGCGACACGCTCAGCGTCTAGCTTGCCTTGCGCCTCGGCCATGCGAGTTTCACGAGCGTTAACCGCGTCCTCGCGGACCTTAACCGCAGCCTCAGCCGCTGCGACCGCCTGCTCGCGCGTCTTTACGACGCTCTCGAACGATTTCTCGCGCTTGGCCACGTCCTTATCGCGCGCGTCGGCGTCAGCCCTTAGCTTACGCGCCTCGGATCGGTCAGCCTCTGCTTCCGACAGAATCGACGCCGCCTGTAGCTTGGCGTTCGCCAGCTCAACCTTGGCCTTCTCACGGTCAGCCAGCGCCGCCTCGGCCGCGCTCAGCGCGCCCTGCCGCTTGGCCAGCTCGTCCCGCAGCTCGGCCATTTTGGCCAAATCCTGCGGAAGCTGTTTCGTAAAATACTGGACGTAGTCCATGGTGGGGGCGTCGTTCGATACGTTCATGGCGGCCTCAGACGTAATAGCTAATGTTGAGCTTGGCGCTGGCTTCCTGCTCAATAAAACGGATCTTCGTCAGATCGCCGTCATACTGGAGCGTGACCCCGGCCGCGAGCGGCATACCGACAGTCGCGGTCGGCGCAACGCCGTCGTCCCGCCACCGAACGCCTTTCGATTCCGGCGTAATCAACGCAAAATTAGCCTTGGCGGTAAGCCCGGTCGACGGATCGCGGGTCGGAACGGTCAGGCCCGTGGAAGCGCTGAGAGTTGAAATTTGCTGATACCCCAAGCATGAGGTAATCGCTTTCAGGGTAGTAGCCACTTATATTCTCCTGCGTTCCGTGAACGATCTTAGCTCTATATATTTCTGTTCCGGGTTGGCAACGTATGTTATACTAGCATTATTGCCAACAACTGAATAGTCTCCGTTCAAAGCGATCAGAACGTGCCCGTAGGTGACGTTTATGCTCTGCCCGGAAATCGCATACGACCCATTCAGAACATACAAAACCTTACTTTTCAACAGGGTAGCGGTTTGCCCGGCTACCTCATACGACCCGTTCTGCGCCGTGAACAGATATTGAACGACCGCGATCAGATAATCGCCGTTCTCTGCGGTCAGATAGTTGTCGTCCTCCGTCAGAAGGAGGATATTGTCTGACATCACGTCGCCTGAAATACACCGTTAGTCCCGTCCAACGTAACCGTAACCGTTTCCGCCGCCGCCACAGCCTGACTCGACCCATAGTCCCAATAGGCCACGTTCGTGCTGGTCGTCGTGTCGGTCAGAACCGCGTATCGGAAGGAAAAGCCCGCGCCGGTCGCCGTCCATGTAGACGGGCTGTTCAGCACCAGCTTGAACGTGCCGCCCGTCTGCGTCGCAGATACGACCGTGGCGGGGTTGCCGCCGGTCGTGTAGCCGTTTCCGTTCGCGACCTCGGTAATCGTGCCCGCCGCCGCGTCCACGCCTGTGGCGAGCTTTATAGCCCACGAATCAGACCCTGCGTTGATGTTCTCAAACAGGTTCTCGATGGCCGGCTGGAACTTGTTGTAGCTTACTGTCGGCATGGTCAGGCCAAGAATTTGAGTTTGTAGAGAGTCGATAGATAAAGCCCGATGATCTCGTCAATCGTGTTCTGAATGGCAGTATCGTCGCGGTCGCAGACCTTATAGCGCATATCTTCGAGCTTTTTCAGCGAATCTTCAAGAAATTCAACGACATTTGCTGTTTTTTCGGCCGAATGCAGCGTAATCGGCCCGATCAGGCCGTGTCGACCCTGATACATTTCAGCCAAATCATCGGCTAAATCTATGATCTTGCCATAAAACGAGCCCAGAGCCTTGTGTTTGGCGTAGGATCGCGTGTTCAGATGCACGGAATGTGTAACATCCCGCGCCAGAAACAGTTGGCCTATGAAATCAGCGCAGCTCATTGCTCAAACCCCGGTAAAACCTGCTGCTGCGGCATAGACGGCACGATGTCGCCCATGTCGATAGCCGCTGCGATGGTGCCCTGCACGATGTCCTGTATCTGCTCGGGCGTCATGGCCGGCTGCGTGACCTGAATCCGCTTCGTCTCGGCTTCGTAAGCCTTGATCTGGCTGTTCTGCTGGTCAATCGCCAGTTTCTGCATGTCGTAGGACTGCTGGAGCTGCGCCACAAGGCCCGTAATCTGCTCCATCTGGTTGGCCATGTCGTTCATCTGAGCGCGCATCATCTGCGCTTCAGGCGACTCGTCAGAGCCTTCCAGCACCTTCGGATCGAGGATCTTGGCGAACCGCGCCGCCATCTCCTGCGCCCCCGGCCAATCCATGTTCTTGATGAACAGATCGCCCGCGACAGCCCAGAGCTGCGGGTTGGACTGGAGGATGGTCGACATCGCGTCCATGGACTCCTGCCGCTTGGTCATGTAGCTCGGGCCGGTCGTGACCATCACGTCATACAGACCGACGTTCGGGTTGTAGATCTTGTCGATGGTTTCGCCCGTGATCGGATCCTTGATGATCCGCACCGGCTCCGGCTGGCTCGGATTGATTTTTACCATCCCGACTTCGCCGTCGATTCCCACGATCCGCGCGACGCGCTGGGTGTCGTAGATCTTCGGGATAAGATCGACCATCTGCCGCGTGATGTAGCGCACCGCGCGGCTCATGTTGTCTACGTAATGGAAGGTTGACGTGTCGCCCTGCCGCTCGCGTGCCAATATAGCACGACCCGTTCTTTCGTTACTGGTCGCACCAATTGAACTGTCGTATTGACCCGTTGTCGACTTAATGTCTTCGCCAGCACCCATTTTCGCCTGTATGAGGCCGGTTTGCGCCAGAGGCGGCTGAGCGCGCTCGGGCAACGGCAGAGGGCTTCCAGCTCCGTCAGTAACATCCGGGTTGACCTCCAGATACGGCCAGTTATTCGTATTGGCCGTCTTCCACTGCATCTCATAGCCTTCAAACTGGCCGCCGTAGCCAATGAAGGGCGCTTTGGGGGCCAGCGCGAGCATCTCTGCTTCCTGACTGACCCAGTAGTTATACATGCGCTGCGCGTCTTTCGCGTTGCGCACCAGACCGGAGATGTAGAGCTGGCCGTCGACCTCGAACTCGTTACCGATGACGCGGACGACCGGGATCCACTTGCCCGCCCAGTCCCGCTCTTCGAGGATCTCGTAGCCGTTGGTCTTGACCCACTTCACCTGCCGGCGGTCGCTCTGCCGGCTACGCAGCGGCTTGCCATAGGCTGACTTCAGCCGCTTGTCCTCCGGCGTGCCGTCGAACGCCGTGATATTGTCCGGGTAGAGGTTCAACGTCGCCTTTTTATGCTCGACGTAGAAATACTCCGCGATGCGGATGGTCTCCTGCGACAGCCACATGCTCAGCGATTGGTCGCCGACGCCCTGCGCCATCATTGTCGAAACCGGCGTCGCGTCTGGATACAACCGCTCATACTCCGACTTGGCGATGTCTTCCGTGATAAAACACCACTCCGCGTCCGACCCGCACGGGTCCTGAATCATCGGGTCCATGTAGACGCTGAAACTATTCCTGACCCGGACAATCTTTATGTCCTGATCGAACGAGTCCTCGCGGCAATATTCCGTTATCAGGCGGATATAGCCTTCGCCGTATGTGACCTGATTGTCGCAGGCCGTGTCATAGGCCACGTCCGCGTCGGACAGATACTCAATATGCTTGATGATGCCGTCGAACACCTCGGCGACCGCCGGGTCCGCGTTCTCGTCGGCCGGTATGACCTTGCCCTGCGGCCGGTTCTGCCGCTGCTCGTTGGTCACGAGCCGGACGTGCTGCGGTAGCTTGTTGATCGTCAGGCACGGCCGCGCGTTGATCGTCTGCCCCTGCACCGAGCCGCGCGTCGCCAGCACGTCCGCCGGCCACTGCCACTGGTTGTCCGGCGAGCCCGCCATGAACCGCAGATCGTCCAGCTCGTCCTCGCGGGTGTCGCTGTAGGCGGACATCGCCACAGTGAAGCGATGCCGTAGCGTCGACAGGCGCTCGTCGCCTTCGTCGGCGCTGGCTACCTTGCCGGCGTCCCTGACATCACTTGCAGCCACTGGACTTGCCTTTCATCGCCGGCTTCTTGGCCGCCGCGCGCTTGGTCGAATAGGCGATGGCCACGGCCTGCTTCGGCGGCTTGCCCGCCTTGATCTCAGCCGCCACGTTCTTGCGGAAGGCGTTCTTGCTGGTGCTTTTGACTAGCGGCATCACGTCACCGTATGTATGATTGCGTAGTTGAGATGGACAGATTCAGAGTAAGCATTATTCGTGCTGTTCTTTATAACGACCGTAAACGAACCATCGCTTATAGCCGCTATAAATACGTTGTAAGCCCCTAAAGTGCCTCCGCTAGCGACGCTGATTACGACCACATCTTTAGTCGATACAACGCTACAACTAACAGTGAAAACGGCTTGCGCGCTGGGGCCTAGCTGTGAATTAGCAGTTATGATCTGGCCCGACGACGTATTTACAGTAACCGCCGTTGTTTTATTATTAGATTGCGTAACTACGCCATAAGCGCCCGCAGCATACCCGATCTGCCCTGTCGAAAGAATAGTGCGCGCGGATACTACATCTGCGCCAATAATATCTTGATCCTCGTAGGCTACGCCTATAGGTTTTGTATTGGGCACTTACTTCTTCCTCGTCTTGGCGGACTGTTTGAACGCCTTGGCGGTCGGCGCGCCCTCTGCGCCCGGTTTGCGCATCTTTTCGCCCGAGCCGGCCTTGATGCGCGCCCGTTTGGCGTGGATGTTAGCGTAGAGCCCCGGTTTACTTGCCACAGTTCCACCTCCGCATTGACGCCTTAGCGCGGTCAGCGTTCTTTGATTTCGCAACGACGCCGCCCATCCGCGCGCAGAAGCTCGCCTTCCGGCCCTTGTCAGCCTCAGTCTTGGGGTTGGGCGCAGGAGCCTTCAGCTTGCTTCCCGTCGCCGCATTATACTTGGCCCTGCCCTTCGCGGTCAGGCCAGCGCCCGCCTTGGTGGACAGCTTCTCACCACGGCCAACAGACAGAGAAACAGATTTTTTAGCCATCAAGAGGCCATCCATCCAGATGAAATCGCCCCACCATAACTGAGCCGGCGTCTGTTGTCCATCGGCCGCGCCTCGCGGTGCGCCACGGGATAGGCGAATGTGATGGCGATAGCGTCGGCCGCATCTGGTGAGGCCAACCCCCGTGCCTTCATATCTTTCTTGCTCTCCAGAAAGATCGTGCCCTTTGAGTCCGGCTTCATCATCGGCCCGGTCAGATCAGACTTCAGGAAGCGGTCCTTCGGAATCGAGGCCGTCTTCAGCCACTCCTTCATCGCGCCCCACATCTCAGCCCGCTTGTTGCCATACATCAACGGTTTGACGGACTTCTGGCCGAAGTTCACCCCGCGCACCTTGTAGCGCTGCTCCTTCAGACGGTCCACGACGCCCGCACCCAGCCCACCCTCGTCAATGACTACAAGGGCCGGCCGGAACTCTTCTATCGCGTCGATGACCCGCCCCACCACCTCCATGGTGTCGTCGCCCCGGTAGCGCCGGATTGCGATGATGTCGCGTCCCTGCCTTACCGCGATGACCGTCGCATCCGCCCCGAACCGCGCCGGGTCCACCCCGACCACAATCGGCGCGGACGGATCCTTTGACGGCGCTCTTGCCATGGCTTCTTCAGCGAGCATGGATCCAATGAACTGATCGTCTGAGGCGTTGGGGAACTCTCCGTAGACCTCGACATGGGCTGCGCTGCTGTCAGGGCCGTATTCGTCGATAATCTGTTGATAAACGGCCTTGTCAGTTCCCTCCACGCTTCGGGCGTCAACAGTCTTGGTTCGCCAGAACTCTCGCTTGGAGTTGAAGCACTCGTAGAAATATCCTGAGTTGCGCCGGGGGTTGCTGAAAGCAAGCCAAAAGCGATTAGGAGTATTTTCCGTAAAGAAGCCTGCCGCCACGGACCAGATCGCATCGTCAATACCACTCGCCTCGTCGAATACGAGCATGACGCCCGCGAAGTTATGCACGCCCGCGTAGGCGTCAGGATTCTCTGCCGACCACAGCCGCCCCTCAACGCCCCAGTAGCGCGTGCCGAGCTTCAGATCGCGCTCCACGAGTTCTGCGATCCACTTGGCAGGGAGGACGCGGGTCGCGCTTACCTCGAACCAGTGGCTGTGCAGAGCCATGCTGAGCCACTTCGTAATCTCCGCCCATGTGACGCTGCGGAGCTGCGCTTCCGAGTTGGCCGACACGATGGTCGTAGATCCGATCCGGGTTGTCAGCATCCAGATCACCAGCCAGCTCACGAGGGCCGACTTACCGATACCGCGCCCGGATGACGTGGCCATCCTGAACGTGGAGAAGTCCAACTTACCGCCGTTGGCCTTGATGTGGTCCCGCAGCTCGATCAGCACCTCGCGCTGCCATTTACGCGGGCCGCTGTGGCCCTCCAGCGGCGTGCCGGGCTTACCCCACGGAAACGCCAGCCTCACGAACGTCAGCGGGTCGTCCTTCACCTGCGACGCCCATAGCGTCGCCATCAACTTCTGCTCGTCCGTCGCTGAGAAGATCGGCGCTTGCATCTATGATTAGCCCCTCGATGACGCGCTGCTTGGCCTCTTCCAGCGCCGCCGTGATAGATATGGTCTGGTTGACCTCAACCTGCACCGACTGCGGCGCGGTCCATTTGTGCGCGAACTTCAGCATGTCCATGGCCGCTTTGGTGTCGCCGCTCTTTGCGGCTTTCATCATCACGTCGGCCAGTTCCGCTTCTCCGTCAGCGCGCCCTTTCGTCTCGGCATACTCCGCAATCGGGTCGAGCTGCACAAGCGTCCGGTATTCGTGCGGCGTCAGCCCGGCCGCCAGCGCCATGGAGTCGCCGCGCAGGCCCTTCTTCGCCGCTTCGTATATGCGCTCCAGCACCGCTTCCGTCGCGGCGATCTGGCGCGGCTCATAGGGGAGTGAGTGAAACATGGTTTGTTATAGCACGAAAAAATAAAAATAAAACTTGTTTACATTACAGCAGTAAAAAATAAAAATTTTGTGCAGTCCCTGCGTATTTCTTAACGGAGAGCCCAAGGCCCAGATCCCCCGCCCTGAATGTCAACGGCTTAATGTCAACAGCTTAATGTCAACAGCTTAATGTCAACGTATGTCAACGCTCAAGTCATAGCGTTTATGTAAACAAACATGAGCCGAGCCATTTATGCTATTTAGGCGATTTTGTTTCAAGTCGAGTTGAGATTTTTGCGTGAAGGCAAACAACGCGCGCCCAGACGACCGCGCGCATAGTCTACCATTTTGGTGGGTTATGCTATTAGGCGATATAGCAAAGACGTTTTAAGTCGCTATACATTTTTACAGTATGTAAACATATATGTATACTTTATATCTTGAATCTTTTTTTTTTGTAAAATAGCATAAATAACCTATCGCCCGGTTATCGCTCGCGTTTCCTCGACCTAAATCACAGCTAAGCACCACCGAAACCCCCAAAAACCACCAAACAAAACCACCTAAAACAAAAATCTTGTTGCACTCGCCTCCGATCCGCGCTATCTTGTGAGCATCGAACACAAGGAGACACTCAAATGACCTACTTCCACATCTCAACCGGCCTGCGCGGCTGCTATATGTCAGACAACAGCTACGTCGTGCGCGTCAGAACGCGCCGTGAACTCAAGAGCGCGCTAACTGACGAGGCGGCTCGCTATCGTGACGCGGGCTATGTCGGCGCGTCGAAACGCGCGATTGCGACCATTGCCGCCGAAGTGTGGCGCGCGCGCAAGCGCTACCAGCTTCCCTATGCGTTGCCAGTCGCGCCGCCTCACGCGCCGCGCAACTACTGCGAGGCGGTCTTCGTATCGACCGCGACGCGTGACGATTATCTCGCCAGCCAAGAGGAATGCATGTAATGCCCACCTATATCGACGCAATCCAGACTTTCGCCGCTTGTTTCGCCATAGCTGGCGCTATCGTCGCGGCGCTAACCGCCTAACTGTAACAAAGGAGACACTACAATGGAACTAAATGTCAAATATCTCAAAGCCGCCGCTATCGTCGCCAGCAAAGAAGAGACGCGCTACTATCTGAAGGGCGTGGCCGTGCAAGCGGGCGACAAGGGCGCGTTCATCGTGGCGACAGACGGCCATCGTGCGATGGCCTTCCGTCAGTCCGCCGAGGCTCAAGCGCCAGTCGATATTATCATCCCGGCGGACATAATCGCCGGAATCAAACCTAGCAAGTATGATGAGCGCGCCGAACTGACGCAAGAGAGCGCAAACCGTTGGCGGATTGACTATTGCGGGACAAGCATTGTCTTTTCGCCGATTGACGGAACATTCCCCGAATGGCGACGCGTTGTGCCGAAAGAAATATCGGGCGAGACGGCGCAATTTAACCCGGCTTACGTCGGCGACTTTGCCAAAGTATCCAAAGCTCTCGCCGCCAAAGGCGATTGCGTCAAAATCGCCCAAAATGGCCAAGGCCCGGCGCTTGTTACTTTCGGTGATGATATTGACGGCTTTGGCCTTCTAATGCCGACGCGCGCCAACCAAGGATCAACCATATCCGACCGTGCGCCCGACTGGGCCACCGTCTAACAACCACTGGCGTCGCGCCATGCGCGGCGCTATCATAACAAACACACATAGGAGATACTACAATGACGAAATACAACGGCTGGACCAATTACACTACGTGGCGCGTCAATCTTGAGCTGTTCGACGGAATGCAAATTGACCCGCTTGAAGAAAAAGATTCGACAACACTCGCCGACCATCTCAAAGACTGGGCAGAGAACAGGGTCGAAGAAACATCGACTGAAGGTATAGCGCGCGACTGGGCGCTAGCGTTCCTACAAGACGTTAACTGGCGCGAGATCGCCCAAAATCTGCTTGCGGCCAATGCAGAGTAATCCCCGCCCGCTATGGTCCGAGATCATGCGCGTTCGACGCGAGATACAGGACGCACTCTGGCAAGGTGACGTCGACCGCGCCGCCGCGCTCTATCGCGAGCTTGAACGGCTCGAAATGCTGCAATCTTATGGGGAGACTCACGATGTTTACCATTAAAGACACACTATTGCACGCCGTCACGGAATATGATCGGAAGCAAAGTAAGAAGCGCGGCTATAACCACTACGCGTTAGCGCAATACATGACGCGCGTCGACGATGTATTGGCCGACATAGAAGCGGGCGCAAACCCCTTCGAGGCTATCAACGCGGGCTTTTGCGGCCCGTTACTGGCGCACGTCACGAAAACAGTCGCGAGATTGCACCCTGATATAGCGCCCGCGTCGCAACCTAAAGTTGAGGGCGCTTGGACCTATAAACCTGTAAAGGCTTGATTAATGATAACCATTGAATTGGACATGGATGTATTCGAGGCGCTGCGAGAGCATCTCGAAACACTAGAACCGCGCCCGCCGTTGCTCGAACTATTGCGGGCGCAAGTCAACGACATTTACGACGAAGAATCGGAAAAATACTGGCTGGGAGTATGGTCTAATGCCTGACATGGAATATCAATTCGAAGACCTGCAAATCCTTCCCGGCTGCAATGTCGTCGCGAGCGGAATCGCTGACGTAAACTTTCGGCTAGAACCGCCTGACCCCGATAGCGGTTGGCCACGGTGGACGATCGGCGACTGGTGCATCCACGCGATCGAACTGGATCCGCTCGCACTAGGCGAGAAGGGGCTTATGCTCGACACGAAGCATCCCTTGTATCCCCTTATCGAAGCGGCCCTGTATAAAGACGAAAAACTGATCGAGGCTTGTCTGAATCATGCGGACGATTGAAGCCATCATACTGGGCGCGGCTGTAGCCGCGTCCGCCGTCATGCTCATCACGGCATACATCATAGGAGGCTAGAAACATGGGCTACATGAAAGAACTATGGGAAGACTACGCGCCCTACCGTGCGGCGCTAAAGGTGCTATCAGAGGGCGCGCTAACGGTCATGCTAGGCAATGAGACAAACGAGCTACGCATGGACCTGATACGGGCCGAATTGGAGGCACGCAAATGCGACGCGTCTACCTTTCCAAAGTAACATGGCAAAACGAGCGCAAGACCCTGACCCTGTTCGACGCCGACGGCCTGCCATGGGGTCAGATTTACCTGCCAAAGGCCGATGATCGGGCGCTATTCGTGGCCGCACGGGCTTTGACGTTCGCAATCGAGGGAGACTTTAGTGGAAGAGATAGACCAAAAGATAATGAGGATCATCGAGGAGGAGGCAAAGGCCAACGGCACGACCGTGGGCGTGCTGATAAACCACGACCGCATGATGTGGCGCTGCGCGATCCGCCAGAAGATCATGTGGAGGGCGCGGACTGAACTTAAAGCATCCTATCCAGCCATTGGGCGCGTCATGCGCCGCACTCATGCCGCCGTGCTACGGGGAGTCCGTACCTATGAGGAAAGATGATACCATGTTCGCTGTGATCGTAGCTGTCCTGATCGAAATACTGCTGGGG